CTGCTGCTGAAAAGCGTGATCTAACTGCTGAGGAGAACGAGAAGTTCGACCGCATCAACGCAGACCTAGACAAGCGAGCTGAAGCAATCGAAACAATCCGCAAGGCAGAAGAGCGTGAGGCTAAGGCTATCGCTGCTGCTTCTGACTTTGCCGTAACCGAGACTGCAAAGTCCGACTACGACTATGTCCGTTCCCTAGCAAAGGGTGAGATTCGTTCTCACAACTTTGAGACTCGTGGAACCCTAACCCCAAGCAACTCTGGCGGAGTTGTGCCACAGTCCTTCGTAGCTCGTGTCTATGACCTTGCTCGTCAGGTTGGCCCAATGCTAGATGTTTCTGAGGTATTCAACACCCAGTCCGGTGAAGACCTAAAGATTCCAACCCTGACCGCTTACGGAACCGCTGGTTACGAAGCTCCAGGTGCTGAGATCGACGAGTCCGAGCCAACCTTCAGCTCAATCACTCTTGGTGCTAAGAAGTATGCCTTCCTAGTTCCAGTAGCTCGTGAGCTAATCGAAGATGGTGGCGTTGATGTTGCTGAGGTTCTAGCTCGTGCAGCTGGTAACTCAATCGGTGTTGCAGTTAACAACGCTCTAACCACTGGTGCAGGTGGAGCTTCAGCTCCAACTGGTATCGTAACCGCAGCAGGAACCGGAGTATCCGGAACTATTGCTGGTGGTCTATTCACCGCAGACCAGCTCATTGACCTTGTCTACTCAGTAGATGGAGCTGTTCGCAGATTACCAGGAACCGGCTGGCTAATGTCCCCAACCGCAATCCGCAACGCTCGTAAGCTAAAGACCACCGATGGTTACTACCTCTTCGAGCCAGGTCTAAACGGCGCTACCTCTGACACCCTACTTGGATACACAGTTCACGAGAACCCAGGAATGGCAGCAGTTGGTTCAGCTTCTGCTTCTGTTGGTTTTGGTTACCTGCCAAGCTACAAGGTTCGTGTTGCAGGCGGTCTACGAGTAGACAGAAGCGATGACTTCAAGTTCGCTAACGACCTTGCAGTATTCCGCTTCTTGATTCGTGTTGATGGAAACCTGTCACACCAAGACCACTTCAAGATTTTCCGAGGATCGGCTGCTTAGTCTTTCCTAGAAACTCTGGCAAAACCCTCACCCAAAAGGTGGGGGTTTTTGCTATGGTGGAGCTAGAAAGGAAATCATGAAGCCAGAGAAATTAGACCTGACCATAACCACTTGGTCGAACTCCCCTTACCAGCCGACAGGCTATGGGATGCAGGTTGGGATTCTGCTCGATTATTTAGTGAAGCATGGAGTCAATGCCGCTCACCAATCCAACTGGGGATTAGAGGGAAGCAACTCCACTTACAAGACTGCCTTTGGAGAAATCCCTCACTACGCCAGAGGCTATGAGCCGATGAGCCAAGACGCTCTCGCAATCGCTCATAAGATGCAGGCAGCTAAGAAAGACTACAAAGACTACATCTTGACCCTGGGAGATGTTTGGACTCTAAAGCCTGAAGCGTGGCCTACCGAAGAATTCCCACGCATTCTAAGTTGGGTTCCACTCGACCACATCTCAATGCCACCTGCTGTCAAGCAATGGCTCGTAAAAGAGAATGTCACACCTATCGCAATGGCTCCATTCGGAGTTGAGCAGTTAGCAGAGAACGACATTCAGGGTCACTACATCCCTCACTCGATTGACACAGTTTCAACTTTCAAGCCAACCGACAAAATTGGCAAGCAAGACGCTAGAGAGTTTCTAGGACTCAAAGACACCGACTTCTTAGTAATGATGAACTCTGCTAACAAAGCAAATAAGTCAATTCACCGCAAGGCTTTTGCTGAGGCTCTAATGGCTTTCGCTGTATTCCGCCAGAAAGTCCCAAACGCCTATCTCTACATTCACACAGAGCCAAAGGGAATCTATGGCGGATTCAACCTGCCAAGACTCGTTCAGGCCTGTGGGATTCCAATGGATGCTGTTATCTTCCCTGACGGTGTGGATTACCGACTGGGACTTGATCCACAAGACCTAGCTGGCTTCTACTCGACTGCCGATGTTGCTCTGCAACTGTCGCTAGGTGGTGGCTTTGAGATTCCGATTATCGAAGCGCAAGCCTGCGGAACTCGTGTCATCGCTACCGACTGGACTGGCCCAAGAGACCTAGTGGCAGAGGATGGCTTCAAGGTTTCTGGACAGCTGTTCTGGGATGAGGCTCAGGCAGCGTGGTGGAAAACCCCAAGCATCGCCTCAATCGCAACTCAGCTAGAGAACGCCTATGAGGTTTGGAAAGCCGAGGGTTCTTACTCAGAGAAGTCACGCAAGTTTGCTCAGGATTATGATTCGGCTAAAGTCTGGAATCACTACTGGTTGCCATTCCTAAAGGGCTTAGTTTGATTCTTATTGTTCCTGTTCTGAACCGCTATGACCTGCTTCAGCGCATGGTTCACAGCATTGACTACGAGCTATCTGACCTGCTGATAATTGACAATGGCAGGGGACTAAAAGAATTAGATGTCCCCGATGTTGTAAAGGAAACCCACATCTTGACAATGCCCTCAAATCAGGGCGTAGCAGGAAGCTGGAACTTAGGTATCAAGTGTTTCCCTTTTGAGCCGTTCTGGACTTTCACTTCAGCAGACAATCAGTTCCACCCCGGCTCGCTTCAAAAGCTGGCAGAGGCATCTCGACCTGACACGCTTACCCTCAACTCAATCTGGCCTTACTACCAGAGCTTCAGCGTTGGGGAACAGCTAGTGCAAGAGGTCGGGCTGTTTGACGAGTCAATCTATCCCATCTACTTCGAGGACAATGACTACGAACGCAGGGTAACAAAAAAGGGATTCCCTGTCCTAAAGGTTGATGCACCTGTTCACCATGACAACGCCTCTACGATCAACGACCCTACAACCCCAAACCGCAATGGAATTAGCTGGCCTTCCAATCAGTCTTACTACCAAACAAAGTGCGACACCGATGACTTCTCAGAGGGTCGCTGGAATCTGGAAAGGATTAGGGCAAACAGTTGGCACAGGTAACAATCACCGGAGTAGCAGGATTCTTAGGGTCACACTTAGCTGACCTGTTTCTAGCCGAAGGCTGGAAGGTCAAGGGCGTAGATTCTCTAATCGGCGGCTATCTGTCGAATGTCCCCGAAGGCGTGGACTTTTATGAGCATGACCTGTCTTGGGACATTGAAAAGATGGAGCAGGGGTTCATAGGCTCAGATTTGGTCATACACGCCGCCTGCACCGCCTACGAGGGCTTATCTGTGTTCTCCCCTAGTCTGGTGATACAAAACACAGTTCAAGCCACTACAAACGCTCTGGTGGCTTCTCAGAGGCATGGCGTTCAGAAGTTTGTCTACCTGTCCTCTATGGCTCGCTACGGCACTCTGCCGACCCCTTACACCGAGGACATGACTGTCGCACCGCAAGACCCCTACGGAATCGCAAAGGTAGCCTCAGAGCTTTTAGTCAAGAACATCTGCGACACGCATGGCATGGACTGGGTGATTCTTGTTCCTCACAACATCATCGGGCCACGCCAGAAATACGATGACCCTTTCCGCAATGTCGCTTCGATTATGACAAACCGACTACTTCAGGGTAAGCCGCCAATCATCTACGGCGATGGCACTCAGATGCGTTGCTTTAGCTTTATTGACGATGTTATTGAGCCGCTTTACACAGCCTGCCTAGATGACTCGGTGGCAGGGGAAGTAATAAACATAGGCCCGGACGAGGAAGCAGTCACAATCAACGAACTAGCCGAGAGATTGCAAAAGATAGTCGGCACAGACTTCGAGCCAATCTACACAGGCGGCAGACCACAAGAGGTCAAGATTGCTCTCTGCTCATCAGACAAGGCTCGCAGGCTCTTAGACTACGAAACCTCTAAGACCCTAGACGCAGGACTCACCGACTTGGTTGAGTGGATCAGAGGCAGGGGAACAAAAGACTTCGAGTATCACCTGCCCATCGAGATAGTCTCTGACCGCCTGCCTGACACTTGGTCAAAGCGGTTGTTCTAAAGGTAGAATTAGAGCAGGAGAATCTATGTCTATTAACAATGGCTATGCCACACTTCAACAGGTCAAATCAGCTATCGGAATCCAAGACGGACTAGATGACGCTGCTATCGAGATGGCTATTGAAGCAGCCTCTCGCCAAATTGACTCTTACACCGAGCGTTACTTCTACAACGCCGGGTCGGCTGTAAAGATTTTCGCACCGCTTGATAACTATGTCTGCGCTACCGAGGACTTCATCACCTTGACTAAGGTTGAGACCTCAGAAGATGGCGAGACCTATGACACCGAGTGGGCTGCCGATGACTGGCAGGCTGAGCCGCTCAATGGTCGAGCAGGTGGACTCGTAACTTCTTACACTCAAATCAGAGCTGTCAAAGATTATTTCTTCCCTGTCTCGGGCGGTGACGCAACTGTCCGCCTGACTGGAACTTGGGGTTGGTCGGCTGTGCCAATCGCTATCACGCAGGCAACTGTCATCCTTGCGTCAAGAATCTTCAAGCGCCTCGATTCCCCACTTGGAATCATCTCTGGCGAGCTTGGCTCAATGAGAATCGGTTTCCGCCTTGATCCTGATGTCGAACACCTAATCAGTCCTTACCGAAAGATTCAGGCAGCCTAATGGCAGACATCTCCGAGCTTCGGCAAGGAATTGCTAACAACCTTGCGACCATCCCCGGTCTAAGGGTTTCTGCCACAATCCCAGACAACCCATCGCCGCCGATTGCGATTGTTCAGCTCAACCGAGTTCAGTATCACCAAGACTTCAAGCGTGGGATGACTGAGTATGACTTTTCAGTTCAGGTTATTGTTGGCAGGGTAGATGAAAGAACTGCTCAAAGAAATCTCGATTCCTACTGTTCAAGCACAGGAGACTATGCCATTGGGCTTGCGGTAGAATCAGATAGGACACTAGGCGGAAAGGCCTTTGACTGCATAGTGACCGAAATGACGAACTATGGCTCTGTCCTGATTTCAGATGTAACCTATCTGGCAGCTGAGTTCAATGTTCGTGTGTTAGCTAACTAATTAGGAGAATAAATAAATGGCAAAGCAAATCCTTACGGATGTTGTAGTTCAGCTAAACGGAACTTCTGTCTCCCAGAATGTGAACTCCGTTGAACTGACCACCACAGCAGACGCAATCGAGACCACCTCTTTCGGTGACTCCGGCTGGAGAACCTACAAGGGCGGTCTAAAGAGCGGTTCAGTAACCCTGAGCTTCCACAACGACTACGCTTCGACCGCTTTGGACAGCATCCTTTACAGCCTGTTCAACACGATCGCAACAGTCACCATCTTCCCTGCTGGAACCCCTGTTGGAACCTCAACTCCAAAGTATGAGTTCACCGCACTAGTAGACAACACCGCACCTGTATCGGGCGCTGTTGGAGACCTAGCTGTTCAGAACCTAACTTGGACAATCACAGGTGCAGTAACCAGAGGCACAAACTAAATAACTAAATAGCAGAAAGGAAACCAAGCTATGAGAATGCAGTTAGAGGTCGAGTTCCTAGACGGAACCAAGAAAGATGTCGCAGTAGTGATGTCCGACATGGTGAAGTTTGAGAGCGAGTTTTCACTAAGCATCGCCAAGCTAGGGCAGGAGATGAAAGTAACTCACCTGCTCTGGCTTGCTTGGTCATCGCTTACCAGACAGAAGCTAGTCACTATCGACTTTGACAGTTGGGTAGAGACTGTTGCTGCCATTGGAGCGACTGACCCAAAAGCATCAAAGGGCTAGGAGATAGCTCAGCGCATTGGTATCTAGTCGGTCTGGCTTATGAATACAAAATCAGCCCGGCAGAACTTATGAAGCTAGACGAGCGAATGCTCTGGACAATGGGCAGATACTTGGTCTGGCGAGCGCAAGAGATGAACAAAAAATAGAAGCCGCCTGAAAGGGCGGTTTTCTATTAGGTAGAATTGACTAGAGGTGTGCGATGCTAAGACCGTTACTAGAGCTGAATTCGGCTGATGTGAAGATGATGCTGAAGAAGCTCAAAGACATCGAGCCTGATGCAGTCAAGCTATACAAACGAGAAATCCGCACCATTGCTAAACCTGTCGCTGACGAAATCCAACGCAAGATTCCAGCACAGCCACCGCTCTCAGGTATGGGCTTTACAGTTCGCCGCACTAACCCGGTAACTGGAAACATCAGCTACTACACAAACGAGGGTCGCTTGAACTGGCAGGGAACTGGCAAGCATGGACAATCACTAAAGGGCAAAGCTAAAGGCCCTAAGTCTTTGTCAATCTCTAGCGCAGTTCGACCATCGGGCAGAAGCCTCACCACTCCAATCGCCAAGATTATTCTCCAAAGCCCTGCAGTCTCGATGGCTGACATGGCAGGTAGAAAAGGAAATGGAAGAATGGCAGGAGTGTCTCGGTCTTACTCCTATCGCCTAAAAGACGGAACTGTCATCACTCGCAGACACCGCCTAGCAGGGCAGGGACAAAAGATGATCGAGGAACTACGCTCTAAATACGGAAGTGCCTCTAGGTTTGGATGGCCTGCCTTAGAGAAAAGAGTTGATGAGGTCGGCTTACAAATAGACAAAGTTTTACAAAAGTATTTCGACAAAGCCTTTAGGAATAAGTAATGTCACAGGTAAGAGTAATCCTCAAATCCCTCTGGGATGACAAGGGAATCAAAGACGCTAACAAAGCCTTTGACGGCATCGGTAAGTCTGTTGCGAAAATCGGTGGGCTGATTGCCGGAGCTTTCTCTGTTGCCGCTTTGGTCGATTTCACAAAAGCCGCCGCCGAGGATGCCAAGAGTGCTGCCCTACTAGAGCAACAGCTCAGAAACACAGTCGGCGCTAATGACGAAATGATTGCCTCTGTCGAGGAGTCAATCAAGCAGATGCAGCTCTCGGCTGGCGTGGCTGACGATGTTCTTAGACCTGCCTTTGGACAGCTAGTCCGAGCAACTGGCGATGTCGCAACCTCACAGCGACTAATGAACATTGCCCTAGATGTTTCGGCTGCTACTGGTCGAGATGTCAATGCGGTAGCTATCGCTCTGTCTCGTGCCTATCAAGGCAACACCACAGCTCTCTCTCGATTGGGTATCAAGGCACAAGAGGGCGTGGATGTTTTTGCTCAGTTAGAAGAACAGTTCGCAGGAGCCGCTGAGACTGCTGCTCGCAACGATCCGTTCCAACGCCTGACAATTATCTTCGGTGAGCTAGAAGAACAAATTGGTCAAATCTTCCTACCTTACCTAAACGAAATTGCCGACTACTTTGCGAGCGCCGACTTCCAGTCAGCCTTTACTCGTATGGGCGTTTCTATCGGCGAGGCTGTCAAACAGATTGACGGACTGTTTAGACAGCTCACAGGCTCAACCGCTCTAACCTTCTTCATCAACCTAGTAGACGCTGCCGCTGTCGGTTTGGCTCAGATTGCCTTTGTTGCAGGTGACGCAGCTAAAACTCTAGGAATGATTTTCACAGGAGACTTCGCTGGGGCAGGCAGGCAGTTCTCAACATTCCTAAACCGCTACAACAGATTCGTTCAGGACATTTACAGAGCGCAAGATGCTGCAACGAGACGAGCCAGCTCAACTGCCAGCGGAATCTTTACTGGCACAATCCCTGACATCGGTGGCGGTGGGACAGGTGGAACTAAAGAGTCTGCCTTTGAGAAAGTCCAGAAGATAGTCAAAGACGCTCAGAAGAAACTTCGTGAGGCTACCGAGCGTTACAACAAAGCAATTGCTGACGCTAATGCCGCCTATGCCAAGACAATTCAGGAAGCTGAAAAGACTTACTCATCGGCTATCGCTGAGGCTACAACCGCTCGTGATCAGTCACTTGCTCAGGCTCTTGTTGAACACAATAAGAACATCGCAGGTATTCAGAAAGACTTTGCCAAGCGTCAAGCTGACATAATCCAGACCAGCATTGACCGCCTGCGTGATGCTTACCAATCCGCAGTCAGAACCAATGTTGTAGACCTGTTTGGAACTGAGGCAGTCGGCAAGTCAATAGACAACCTAATCGCTGGCTTGAAAGACCGCCTAACGGCTTCTCGCACCCTTGTCGCTAACACCGCTCTATTAGCCTCTAGAGGCTTCTCTCAGACCTTCCTAGAGCAGATAGTAGGTTCAGGACTAGAGACTGGAAATGAGCTGGCTAAAGCGATTCTAGAGGCCACCCCTGAGACCCAGAAAGAACTCCAATCCCTGTTCGGAGCTTTGGAAATCGAGTCCGAGACTGGCATGGATTCTCTAGCTAAGACAATCTTTGACAAGACAGGACTTGCCACGACTGAGCTAAAGAAACTGTTTGCTCAGACTCAGGCTGATTTAGTTGAGGCACTCGGACAAGCTCAGACTGATTACACAACAGCGCAGGCAGAAATCCTAAAGACCTTTGACGAGGCGATGGCACAGGCAACTGCATCTCGTGATGAAGCTTTTGCTAAGGCTAATGAGCGACTACAAGAAGCTCTGAACGATGCTCGTGACCAATACCTAGAAACCATCGAGTCAATCAAAGAGGCGTTCCAAGAACAAATCAAGGCGCTCGAAGGCAACCTAGGTGGACTAGAGGGAACTGTCAGGAGATTCCTTGACCTGCTAAACAGCCTGTCTGGAACTCAAGTAAAGATTCCAACTCCAAGCCTTTCAACATTCCCATCAACAGGAACAGGCTCAGGTGGCGGCGCTCCGATTATCGAGACTCTACCAAAACCCGGTGCATTGACGGCAAAGGGCGGAAATAATTTCAACATCACAATCAAAACAGACGCTACGCAATCCCCTGCGATGATTGGCGGTCAAGTATCTAAGGTCATCAACAAATACACAGGCGGCGGTGGCGGAGTTAGAACAGGATTTATAGCCCTCTAATGTCTCAGCCAACTCAGAAAGTAGAAATCGGATTCGACCTGACCGACACCGGGACAGGGCCGTTTTTCCGACTAGATGACCCTATTCAGGGTGTCCTAGACAACACCCAGTTTGTCTTGGGTGGAACGCTTTTCTACGATGTCACAAACTTGGTTCAGGCAATCTCTATCCGCCGAGGCAAGAACCGAGAGCTTGACCAATACGATCAGGGACTAGCGAATGTTGTGTTCAACAACAATGACCGCACCTTTGACCCTGAATACACTCTCAGCCCATACGCAGGGCAGATTATTCCCAAGCGACAAATCAGGATTTCATCAGGCACAGAAATTCAGTTCTTTGGATTGGTTGATGACTGGAACCTGTCTTACGAGCCAAACGGCGATTCGATTGCGGCAGCGGCCTGCTCAGATGCAACTGCTTCCTTTGCAACCCAGACCCTTATTGGTAGAACAAATACAGTCCAGAAGTCAGGAGAAAGAGTAAATGAAATTCTTTCTCTGCCTGAGATTGACTGGCCTCTGTCGCTAAGAAACATCGACACCGGGCAGATGACACTCGGCGCAGACACGATTCCCGACAACACCAACGCTCTGTCCTACTTCCGACTAATCGAGCAATCAGAACCCGGCTCGTTCTTTATCGGCAAAGACGGCTCGGTGACCTTCAAAGACAGAACCGCCGCTCCGATGTCTAATGGCGTGACCCTAGCCGATGACAACACAGGAATCCCCTATCAGTCTTTGAGGGTGCAATACGGCTCGGAGTTACTAGCTAATGAGATTGTCTTGGAGTCAGGGATAACAAATACTCAAGTCACCCAGACCGACCTTGACTCTGTTGAGGAATACGGAATCTTCAACCTGACCCGAACAGGCCTCTTGATCGGCAACGACTCTGACCTAGAGGACTTAGCCGACTTCTACGCTCAGAAATACTCACAGCCTGAATACCGCTTTGAGTCAGTAGACATCCTGCTCGATGAGTTGAGCGCAGGGCAACAAAATGCCCTACTAGCCCTAGAGCTAGGGGATGTCGTAGAAATCAAATTCACCCCCAACCAGATACCCCCTGCCATCACCAAATACGCAGAGATTATCCGCATCGACCACAACATTGACCTGAACAACCATGTCTTATCACTTGGCTTCTCAACCCTAGACTTTGCCCTCTTTGTCTTGGATGACGCTCAATTTGGTAAGCTAGACTCAGGCAACGCTTTAGCCTTCTAGGAGAAAAATGTCAGGTAGAAAAGTCTTTACCGCTGGCGAGGTCTTGACAGCCGCCAATGTCATGGAATTTTTGATGGATCAATCCGTCATGACCTTTTCAGGCACCGCTGCAAGAGGTTCAGCCCTGCCGGGTTCGGTAGTCACCGAGGGAATGGTTACCTACCAGACCGACACCAACACAATTACTGTCTATGACGGCGCAGCTTGGCAACAGGTTTACCCTGCCTCAATCAGCTCAGTAGCAGGCTCGCAGGTTTTATTCGGCGGAACTACTACCACTACTTCAATGACCGCTACAAGCGCTCTGGAAAACGGAACGATTTGGGTGAACGGAACTGCCGCTGTAACTATTACTGTTCCAGATGTCTTGCAGACTTGGGACACCATCACGATCTGGCGCAACGCCGGAGGAACTGTAACCATCGCACCGGGAACTGGAGTCACCGATTGGGCAGGTGGCGGAACCGCCGGAACTGCCGTAACTTTCAAGATT